CCCTTGACGAGGTTCGACGGCACCGAGTTGCTGCACACCGCGTTGTAGCCGAGCATGTCGCCGACGCCATTCGAGCCGGGCGGCGACGTCCACACCGCCTTGCCGTTGGTGCTCGCGAACTCCTGCGTCTGGCGCAGCTTTCCGCGCACCTTGGTATTGGTCAGGAAGGCGAGATTGCCAACGTCGCCATTGGCGTTGGCGACGGCGGTCTCGAGGCCGACGATATGCGAGTAGGCCGGAGCCAGGCCATCGGTGCCGCCGGCGACCGAGCCGATGCCTGATGTGTTGAGCAGGCCGGGCGGCTCATTCGACGCGCCAGCGCCGTTGATGGCGCCGAGCTGGATCATGAGGCCGATAACGGCGGCGAGGTCGGCGCGGACGAAGGCCTCGACGTCGATTGAAGACTGGATCAGCAGGCGGCGCGAGTAATCGACGAAAGCGCCGACAGTCTTCGGCGAGCCGGTCACCTGGCCGACGGTGGGCGCCGATTCGGTTGGCGCGGCGTTTTCGGCCACCCAGTAGCCAGTCGTCGCGGCGGTGTGGCTCGGGATGGCGATATTGCCATTCAGGCCGGTCAGGAAGGTGCAGCCGAGCCGCTCGAGGACCATCGCATTGCGCAGCAACGAGATGAAATCCGAGCCGAGCACTTCGGTGGCGACGGTGTTGCCGCCGGCGGTGGCTGAACCGACCGTCAAATCGCGCTGGCCGATCAAGTGGCCGCGGTTGAATGTGGGGCAATGCGCGCGCTGCAGCATGAGCTCCACGGCGCGCGAGTAGGCGTCTGCGGGCAGGGCAATGCCGCGCATGAGCACGTCAACCGGGATGGTGATGGCGGCTTCGCGGATCTTGTCGCGCGAGTCGCCGCGCTTGTCCTGCGCGGCGCGCGAGCATTCGAGCTCGAACGGGGCGAGCGTGGCGGCGTGGTGCGGGTCGCTGGCGGCGAGGATGGCGCGGCAGAAACTGAACGACTCCGCTTCCTTGGTGCTCATGCCGATCTCCGGGCTTTCGGCGGTGCGCAGCGTGCCGGTGTCCTTGAGGTGCGAGAGCACCTTGGTCGCGAATACGTCGGCATCCATGCCGCTGTCGATCGCCTTTTCGGCGAGGTCGGGCAGGTTCCATTGCCGGCCGACGGCGGTAATCTCGCGAACGCGGGCGCGTTCGAGTTCGATGCCGTCGGGCTGCTTGCTGGTGCTGCGGGTAACGGCGGGTTCGGTCGCCGGGGCGGTGGCTTGGTCCATGGTGTGGCTCCTGGTGGTGGCGCCCTCGGCGGGCGTGGTGGTATCGAGTGCGATGATTCGGTATTGAGCGGCGGCGGCGGCTCCGTCGTCGGCAGCGCGGCCCAGGCCGACGGTCGCGTCGGCGGGGATGTCGACAATGGAAATTTCGAACGGCGTCCAACGCGTCACGCGGTATTCGGCCGGTCCGCTGGCGCCAGCGCCTTTGGTGAGTACGCGCTCGTCGATTACGTAGCCAATCGACACGTTGCGGACTAGGCCGTCGACAATGTCTTGCCGGAGGTCGGCGATTCCCGCGCGGCCGCTCAGGGTGATTTCGGCGTACAGCCGGCCATCGGCGAGCCAGGCGCGATCGGTCGCGCCGATCATGGCCAGCGGCGTGTCCCCGGTGGCTGCATAGCGGTCGTGATTGGCGAGGACGGCCGCGCCACCATTGAGACGAGACAAGTCAACCTCGCTGTCGGCGTGCCCGAGGATTTCCACCCAAGGCTCCTCCCATCCGCTGTCTCGCAAATAAGGCGTTTCGGACGAGACGGACAGCGACAGCGCGAGGCGCTGATCCGATGCCGCGCGGTCCGCAATCTCGCGGACCACCAGCGTGGCTGGCACATGCCGATGCAGTGCACCGACAACACGAGAGCGCGCTGGCGCCTGGGCAAGGGTTGCAGAATCGTTCATGGCCTCGATTGTCAAACGGGTCGAAGTTTTGAAATAGGCAAGAAATTTCGCCGCGGCCTCTTGTCGGCGACGCTATCGTCGGCAGCGTCGCCATCAGGGTCTGGCGCTCCCGCATCCGGAGCGGCCGCGCTCGCCGTGGGCAACGGCCCGAACAGCGCAACGTCTGCGGCGCGCTCGGCGGCGATCTCGTCGGGGTCTTCGCCGCGCGCCATGATGATTCGGCTGCGCGATGTCAGGCCGTTCTGAAGGTTGGTCTCGTCGGCTTGCGATTCCTTGACTGGGTCGATACCCTGCCAACGGCGCGCCTGCCAGGTGGCGGCGGCGAGGTAGTCGGGGAGTCTCGAGACTTGCAGCCCGGGAGTCGCCGCGGCGAGGTAGGGGAGAACGGTCTCAAAAACGTCTTCATGAAGCCAGGAAATCAGGCGGGACTGCAATTCCTTGTAGTGCTCGCGCTCGTCGAGGATGCCGACGCGCGCCGAGCTGTAATTGACGTCCGCGAGGTCGTTGCCGATCGAGACATACGAGGCGCCCTGAGCGGCTGACCAGCCGCGCACCTGGCTTTTGACGTACTCGGTTGAGTCGATGTTTGGCCAGGGCGAGTCGTACTGCCGGAAATCGTAGCCGCTCGGAACGGTGTCGAATGTGCCGGGGACGGTGGTGGTGTATTTCTCGGCGCTGGCGGTGATTTTCTGGATTTCGTCCGGGGTGAGCACCTTGCCGGCGGCGTGCGCGGCATCGAGGACGGATGACACGATCTGATCGGCGAATCCGGGCGGCGCGTCGCCGCTTGGGCTGACGAAAAAGCCGAGGCGCTTGGCGCTGTTGGAGCAGGCGACGGCAGCGGCGTCCTCGAAGTCGTGCAGCATGTGCAGGCGGCGCGCGCCGATGGCGAGCTGCGGCACGCCTCGAATCTGGTCGACTTCCTCCACCAGAAAGCGGTGGCGGATTTGCTCGGCGGGGATGCGCACATGCGCGCCGACAGTGCTGGAGTCAATGCCCAGGTCGCCGGCTTTCGCGGCGCGCAGCCAGTAGGCCACCGGCTTGCCGTCGTCGTCGATCTCGACGCCCATGCGCACGCGGCGGCCCTGGTACTCGCGGCGCACGGTGACGTCGAGCAGCGTGGGGTCGAGGAGTTGGAGCTGAATCCTGAACGGCCCGGCGCCGGGGCGGAATCGGTAGAGGATTTCGCCGTCTGTCGCGAGAGACCACAGCATCAGGGTCTCGATTTCTTTCCAGCAGAGGCGGCCGGAGACTTCGCAATTGCCGCGCTTGCCGAACCTGGCCCACGCGGCTTCGAGGAGCGCATTGGCCTCGCTGTCGAGGGGAGCGGTGCCGGCGGCTTGCTGCCGTCCGCGCGCGGCCTGGCGCAGGCGCATCTGCAGGCGGATGCCGGCGGAGCCGAGCACGTTGTCGACGAGTTGGATCCGGTAGCGCTTGGCCCACTCATTGTTTCGCCCCAGGTTGCGCGAGCGGGCGCGCATCGCCGGCAATTGGTTGTGCAAATCCTCGTTGATGCCGGCGGCGGTCGTCGCCCAGGACGAGACCCATGACGGCGTTTCGCCAGCCTCGAAGCTGCGCGAGGCAGTGCGCAGACAGGCCAGTCTCGCCTGGTGAGACTGCGCGGCGAGGTGGCGCACGGCGCCGTCGATCCACGCGGCGCGATCGGCGGCGGTTTCGCGCGGCGCGCGGCGGAAGGGCTTGGCGAGGAGGTCGAGGAAGCGCATGTCGTGGGCTCCTGGTCAGCCGCGGTAATAGACGGCTCGCCGTCCGCCTCGCTCGATCGCGACTTGGCGCTCGTAGTAGGCAATGAGCTCGGCAATTTCGGTGGTGCTGCGGAATTTCATGCGGCGGTCGCCGATCTGGTACTCGGCGACAGGGCCATGTCCGGCGGTGCAGTAGCTGGCCATGGCGGCATTGAGGTCGTCGAGCGCCTTGACGTTGGCGCTGCGGCCGTCAAAGGTGGTCGCGGTGGCCAGGTTGGCCGCGATTTCGATGGTCTTGGTTTCGAGCGAGACGCGCTCGGTTGCCGGGCCGGCAATGGGGCGCTCGACGAACACAAACAGAGTGGCGCGGCCAGCGGCCCACGCGGCCGTCACGGCCGCGGCGAGGTTGACGGTGTGCTGCGTGCCGACGCCGGCAGCCGAGAAGCTGACCGGGCTGCTGCCCGTTGTCCAGAGAATGCGGTATTTGAGTGTCCAGCCGTCAGCGGCGGAGTACTCGGGGAGCGAGCGCGACCAGGCAAGGGAGTCGCCGGCGCGGATAGAAAGCGGTTCGGTTTCGGGGATGGCCAGGGTCATGGGGGGTCATGGTGGCTGACCCTGGCGCGCGGGAATAGGCAAGAAATTTCGCCGGGCGGCCGACTATGCTCGCTTGTCGATCATTCTGAGCATGTGCTTGACGTGGATTGAAAGGTCGTCGTCTGCGCCAAGGTCGAACGGCCGCAGAGCGGCGCGCAGAGCGTCGAGGTCTTGCGCCTGGTGAATGGCTTGGCGGACTCGAGTCACGCGGTCGAGAAGTCTCGAAAACTCGTCGGCAGCGACGGCGCGCGCTCGCCTTGCTCTTTCGATCGCCTCCTGGTTGGTTTCGCCACAGCGCTGGACCATTGATCGGTCGCCAGAAGCGTAATCTGGCTCGGTGGCGCAGCAGGCAATCGCGCTCACGCCTTGCAGGGCAATGGTTTTGATGTTTTCAAATCGTGTTGGCATCATTTGTTCTCCAGTGGTTTCTTCGGCAGCCCACGGAACTATCGCCGGTCATTGATCAGCCCGCTTGGCACGCCGCCTTGCGAAACGCCAGCGATCATCTCATTTTTGCGTTAGATGCGCTGTTTTTCATTGTTGTGCTTTACGCGCGAAACCGCAAGGCACGCATACCCCGCCTTGCTGCGCGCCATGGCAATCGGGTCGTCGGTGCGCTCGTATGGGCTGACTTGTCCGCCACCGAGCAGTACGGCGATGTCGCGCATTGCCGCGTCAAGCCACATTGCCGTCTCCCGCTCCTTGCGCAGCGCATTGTCGAGCGCGTCGAGCGTTTCGGCGGCGAGGAACAGCGTGGCGGCTTCGCCTCCTCCGGACTCCATGGCAAACGCCATGGTGGCGAGCTTTTCGGCGAGGCGCTTGACGCGGGCGGGGTCTGTTTCGGTAGTTTTCGGCATGGTGGCGTCCTTTTGGCTGGGTCACTTGAACAGTTGCCGCAGTTGCTGCACGCGGCGCACGCTGACGCCGAGGCGCAGGGCCAGGGCGGAGGAGTCTTCTTCTGCCGCCGGCGCGGCGATCTCGCGCAGGTGCCGGCGCTTGGCGTGAGCGGCGATGTAGATTCGCGTCGCCCCGTGCTCTCGTCGCACGGCGGCCTCGAAGCGGTCCCA